ATCGTAAGCGATAAGATTTGGCATTGCTCTTCTAACTAATGATATTAAAACAGGATCCCAGTTATCAACAGAAGAACCAGTTGCGTTTGTAGGCGCAGCTTCTGTCATAAATGATCTGTCTTCTCTAACTGCTTTTTCTTGGTTTTCAAGAATAACAGTTGTTACAGCTCTTTTGTAAGCGTCTTCGATTTTTGGTAAATCTGGATGCTCCAATACTGGCTGCCATTTTTCTTGTAAGTTTTCAGTAAGATACATTTTTTTATCTCTCCTTATTTAAGATTTATTAAATCTTTACAGATTTAATGTTTTTAGTAATAGCGGCTGTGTATGCAGCCATAGCATTGTTGTCGCCCTCAATTGGAGCGTTAGCCGCAACAGTATCAACATCATCTTTAGATGAGCTTTCTACTATTTTCTTTTTAGGGAAGTAAGATTCTTTAATAGTTTCTAACTTCTCTCTAAATTTCTCGGCACTATCATACTCAACATTTTCAGCCATTGAAGTAAACTTTTCTTTTTCTGTATCTGCTAAATCGTCTGAAATTTCAGCAACGATTGAGCTTCTATCAGCGTCAGAAACTTGTTTGCTTAACTCAACATTTTTTTCAATTTGTTCGTTAAGTTTATCTTCAAGAGTTTTGTTCTGATTTGTTAAGTCATCTAGCACATTATATTTTTCTTCAGGAACATCAATGTAATGTTCTTTGAATAAATCTTTAAGACCAGTTATGAAGTCTTCAGCGATTTCAGTTCTAATTCCTCTTTCAACCGCTAATTCATTTTCTTTCATCCATTCTTCAACAACATAGTTTAGGTATGAATCAACTTTTTCAGTCATAGCTTCTTTTATTGTTTCTTTTTCAGATGAAAGTTTTTCTTCGTATTGTGCCTCAAGGATTTTTGTTTGTTCCTTAATTCTTGTCTTAACAGCAGTTTCAAAAATTGTAGCTGCTTTATCTTTAAATTCTTCTGATAAATCAGCGTCAGATGAAACTAATGCTTTAACATCATCGGATAGGTCAATTTCTACTTCCGCTGATTCTTTTTTAACTTCTTTTTTATCTTCATCATTTTCTTCTTTTTTGTCTTGCGACTTTTTCAAAGCGTCTAAAGCAGCTTTAGGCATTTCGCCTTCTTTTACTTTTTCAACAGCTTCTGTTTTTGTAGAAGGTTTTTGATCTTTTGGTAAAGAACCATCGTTAGCGTCTTTGTTGACCTGATCTGATACTTTCTTAATCTTTTTCGTAGCGTCTGGGTTACTGTCAGTTGGTTTTACAACTGGAGCGCCCAAATCTTCTGCGTCATTTTTAAGAGTAGGAGCCTCAGCAGGAGCAGCATCCCTATTTGCAGGATTCTTTTGCTCTTCTACGCTTTCTACTTTTTTTTCTGTGTCAGACATTCGGTCTCTCCTTGATAATTTAATTAATTAATTAATTTATTGTTAATATTATTTATACTTTTTGCCATCTTAAAACCTACGCAAATATTGACTAATGCGTCTGTTTAGATTTTAGTCAAAAAGTGTTTAAAAATAGACGCTTTTTTCTCAGCCAATTCGGCACGCCTAGTCTTTTCTATTTCTTCTTTGTACTTCTCAACTTCCATACTTTTCAGTACTCCGTTGTCCCATACCCACTCTTTACCTTCCATAATACCTTCTACGAAAGCGTCTGGAGCAGATGGATCTGCAACTATATCAGCAGCAGTAGCAAGATAGAAGTCCTTACCTACAACATTACCTTGCGATCCTGATTGTAGAGAACCCATACCTCTTGATGATACACCTAATTGAGCACCTTCGTCAATTAAATTTTTAACGATTTTACCGTAAGGAGTATCCATAATTTTCGCCTCACCTATAAAGTTTTTACCTTCAGGTTTTAGACTAGTAATCATGTGTGAAACTCTTTCTAGGTTAACTGTTGGTCCGTCTGGATGTCCTAGTTCACCGAAAGCTCGTTTCTTGTTTATAAATTGTTCGTTATATCTTTTAACTTCTTTAGCAAGAGTTCCGACTGGATAGATACGACCGTTACGGTTTTTAATATCAGCCTGCATAAAGACACCTCTAATTTTGTAATCTTTTTTGCCGTTTCTCTCTTCCTTTAAGACTTCAATATTTTCAATTGTTTCTGTTATTAACTTCATTTATCTCTCCACCTTCTCTTTATTGTAAACTTTATCTACAATTCCTTTTTTAACTTCTTCTTGTTTAACTTTAAACTTTTCAGCAAATGCTAATTTAAACTTGTCTGCTAATTCACCTTTGCCTTTAGTACCTACAATTCTTTCAAGTATCGCTTTAGTATTGTTAGGCATTATCTTACTTCAATAATAATAGTATAGTTGTCACCTGCAACAAAACCTTTTGTTGAGATTAACACATCACCTGCAGGACTTGTATTCGCTGTTAGTGTAGCATTATTAGGAATACTATTACCTGCTGTATAATAATCGTGGTATCCTCTACCAGAGAAGAAACCTATTGTTGCATTAGCAGCACTTGTTCCGCTACCTGCCCATAATAATTCAACGCCTGATTTACCGTTAGTGGTATTAATTGACCACCATATTTTTGCAATCGTTCTTTCAGCGTCTTCAGTCATAAAAGTCAAAGCACTAGCATCCATTTTTGTTACTAGTGTTTCACCTGATCCATCACACATATTAGTAAACTTCATTACTGTTTTAGTTCCTGAAGTATCTACCAAAGTTTGACTTGTTACCACATCAGCCATTAATTGTTTCTCCTAAATTCAGTTATTAGCAAATAACTCGTCACATTTGAGTCAGTTGATAATAATATTTGTTTATCATCACCAAACTTTAATTGGTCAGGTCTTAATCCATATTTACCTAGACCAGTTAAAGTCAAATCGTTTTCTTCACTAGTACTACTAATCGTTAAGGTACCAGTTCCTTTTATTTGATAATAACACTCTATTAAACTTACTTTACTTTCGTTATTACCACTTTCAAGTTCTTCAGCGTCAACCATTATTTGATCTTCTTCACCACCAATACCTTTTGACTGAACAATATATTTGTCAGTAGTATCCACTACTTTGGTATTAGTTATTGTCATAATAAATTACGCTGTAAACGATTCGTCTTTTCTTAATTCTATTAACACATATCCAGAAACACCATAAGCACTTAACTCTAGGTCTCCTGAAGTTGCAGTAGTATTAGTTGCGCTGTTTTCAATTTTACCAGCAGTACCATCGTAATGACCTGTACCAGCAAGATTGATTGCTACTGTATCAGATGAGGCACCTTTAAATTGTATTTGTACCCAACCTGTATTGTCATCAGCAGTACCTTGTACTAAACCCCACCATATTCTAGTGATGTCTAGTTTTGCACCGTTAGCGTGTCCTGTTAAACCACTTGCGTCTAATATGTTTGAGTCAGCAGTTGTGTTATCGTTCATGTTTACTAGAACAGTAACTTTACCACCAGCAGCACCACTACCTGTTGCGATAGCTGTATCTTTGAGTGTTCTTGTTGCAATTGCCATTTTTTATTCCCTAACTTAAAATTTCGTTGTCAATATAGTCTTCTATTCTTGACACTTTAATATTTCTTTTTTTCGCCACTTGTTTTATAATACTATCAATTTTACTAATAATATCACCTTTTGTTTTACCCAACATAGTGTAGATATCTTTTACTGCCATCTTTTCAGCTGGCGATAACTTTTTAAACTCAGCAGTTTCTTTAGGACTATCGTCCTTTGCTTCTACCAGATGTTTTTTAAACTTCTGGAACGACAGGTTCTGCATTTTGTTCTCCACCTTGATCTATTTCAACAGGATCAGATGTTGGTTCTGTAGCAACTTCTTGTCCTGGTGTAACCACACCACTAGCATTATCTAATCCAGCAGCGTCTTTAGTTGCTTGTAATTCAGTACCAGCATTTAACCAATCTGTAGCAACTGTTTGCCTTTTATCATCAAGTGCTTGTCCAATCTTATCAGACAAGGCATTTTTAAATGCGTCTTGAGCCTTTACATTATCCCCACCTGCTAGTGAGTTTATCATATTTTTTACATTATCATTTGGCATAATTATTCATCTCCTATATTTATATCAGTATTTTCGTCATCTCCTTGCATATCTTGTCCTTCAGGAGCAGCGATAATACCTTGTTTTATCTCTTTCGCAATTTGATTGTCAATTTCAATTATATCTTCGTCACTTTGTCTTAACACATTTTTTCTTACATATTCAACAGAATAGTATTTTCCAACATATTGACTAACCTCTTGAGCAAGACTTAATCTTTCTCTTAAAATTTCTGACTCTTTTAACTCAGCAAAGTATCCATCTTTTAAGTAGTCATATTGAATATGAGGTCTTATTTTTACCCAATCTTCAATTGTGACAATACCTTTTAAAACTAATTGTGTTTTAAGTATATCACTAAAGACCTGTGTAAATCTTTTTCTTAATCTTTGAACAAATTTAGTAAACTTTAATTCATCCCTTGTAATTTCAGCAGCCTTACCAAGATTAAAACCTGCTTCAGATTCCATTCTTGAAATTGGCACATTCAAAGACTTATATAATTTCTTTTGAAAGTATTGAACATCTGAAATCTCACCAAGGTTTTGTCCACCTGCAAGTGTAGATACTTCAGTTCCTTTTGCACCTTCTCTACGAGGTAACCAAAAGTCTTCAAGCATTGACATATGTTTTCTGTCATCCCTAATCTCACCAGTTGAAGCGTCATATACAAGTTTGTTTCTGTATCTTGACATTACATCACGCAAATAAGATTCTGCTTTTGCTTTAGGTAAATTACCTACATCAACATAAAATATTCTTCTTTCAGGCGCTCTTACAATTCTGTATATAACAACAGCGTCCTCAATCATTCTTAATTGATTGACTGGTTTAATTGCTTTATGTAAGTGACTCATAACCATATTTCTGGTTTGGTCAACAACGCCAGAGGTAACAAAAGTAATTGAATCAGAAGCAATCTTAACACCTGTATTAGATGTACCAGAAGACATTCCTTTTTCATTGTACACAAACCATTCTGCTGTTTGTTCTACAACTTCAATTCCTTTACCTTTAAGGTCTCTTTTTTTAGTAATCTCACGAACCTTTTTCATTTTTCGTGGATCAATATATCTTAATTCTGTAATCCCTTTTCTAGGACTAGTTGGGTCAATTACTTTATGGAAGTAAATTCTTCCATCAACATACCATCTTTTAAATATGTCGTGACCTTTTTCTTCAAAGTTTAATAGTCGTAAGACCTCATCAAACTCTGCTCTAATTTTTGTTTTAATATTTTCCGAAATAGCAAGTTTATCTAAAGATACAGAAACAGCAGCGTCCCTCTCATTAGAAATAATAACCTCATTGATGATATCTTCAACAGCCATATCACATTCAGGATGTTGAGCAACTTCTCTATATCTTTTGATTAATTCAAAGTCATTTTTGGCAGTGACCTCCATATCCAGATACTGACCAAAATAACCACCAGCAGATATAGTTGTTGTACCGTCATCTGGAGAAGGTATAGTAAATGCTTGTTTAGCACTTGCTGGCTTCTCCAGATCATCTTCGGCTCTTGTTATTTGGAAACCAAGTAGTTTAACCATATTATAATTTTCCTTTTAACTTTTATTTTATTAAGTAGTCGTATCTGTTTCAAAGTATTGAATTGAGAAAGTGACACCAAATTCTTCTACAGCGTCATTAGTTCCGTAATTCAAAGCAATACTATCTAAAGCGATCGGAAACAGTCCTCTATAAGTGTAAGATTTTAATGTGTTACCATTTCTATCTAACTGGTCAACAAAACCATCAACTTGATAATCAGCAGGATTTGCGATACCTTCGTTGTCAGTCATATTGTTGATACCATTCATCCATCTTTCAAACGCTCTGTATAATTTAAAGTCAGTATCGTTTAATACCGTGATAGTCCAGTTTTCAAAAGTTCTGTCACCAGCGATATTAAGTTTTCTGCCTCTAAAGTCAACAGCAATGTTACCTAGTGTTTGACCAGGTATACCAGTTGCTTTACATAAGAAAGCAAGATCAGATGTTTCACCACCTACAGCAGCATATCCAGGAAAAGGTAAAGTTACCTTAAACTGATTAGCACGAGCTCCACCGCCTCTTAAACGAGATTTGAATTCATTAATATTTGGCATTTTATTTTATCTCCTCCCTATTAAGATCCTGCTACTTCAGAAAAGGCAACGCCTGATCTTGTAGCAATAAAGTTAAGTTGAATGAAATTGATAGAACGATTAGGTTTAACAAAAATGTCTGCTCTAAATTCGTTTCTATCTATAACATCACCTGTGTTGTTAGTGTCGTCACATACTACTGAAAAGTCAGTAAGACCTCTTCTACCTTGTACATCTCTTAAAAAAGGTTCTACTAGATTTCTAAATTGCGCTCTTGTAAATTCATCATTGAATTCAAACAATTGGAATTTAGCAGCAGTAGATATTGCCTTCTCTAATACGATAAACAGTCTTCTAACATTTATTCTGTCAAAAGCACTAGGTTTAGATGAAGCAGTTTTATCTCCAAACAATACCGTACCTTGTCCAGGAAATGATACAACAGGATTTACTCTTGCTTTGTATAGTTCATCTCTTTGAGTTTGGTTTGGATTG